AAGTATTCATGGGAGATAAATCAGACAATATTGATGGAATACAATCACTTGGAGAAAAAACATTTGCAAAGTTTTTTCCTTTAGTGCTGACTAAATCATGCACTATCGAAGAAATAATGGATATTGCACGAAATATCCCGCAAGAAAAACCTATAAAAGTATTAACAAATATTTTGACTGGTAAAACAAAAAGCGGTATACTTGGAGAACAATACTACCAAATAAACCAAATGATAGTAAACCTCAATAATCCACTTATAACAGATGATGGAAAAGAGTTGGTTGAATCTATCTACAGTGAAACTTTAGATCCCACAGACAGAGGTTATAAAAACCTAATGAAGTACATGATGGAAGATGGGTTATTCAAATACCTACCTAAGAATGATGAGGCTTGGGTAAATTTTTTAAAACCGTTTATGAAACTTACGAGAAAAGAAAAAAGAAAAATTAAAAACTAAATTAAATGAGAGATCAAGATCAAGTAAAGATGGAATTTTTGTTAACACTCAATGAAAACATTGTTGTTCAAAGATTTTTTAATGTCAGAGGATATAATCCTAAGGCGAGGTTATCGGTAGATTTGTATGAGTACATGTATGATGTTAAAGAAGTACTCCACAATTATTTAAGGATGAAAACGGTTGTCTATATGTTGGACAACAAAGAAGCGATCGCGCATGATCCGAATATTATGAACACGTCATTTACTGACGGAGACGAAAACTTTCACATTTATGTGAAGATCGGGGATGAGACAATTTGTCATAGAATTTTTGACGGAAAATTATATCCACCAAAAGTTCGTTATACGGTGGACGTAAGACCATATTTGAAAGATGTACTTTCAAATTTAACTGACATTTTTTCAAAACACGATTTAAATCACGAATATTGTGGAATCGAGTTGGTCTAACAACTATTTATAAATTCAAGGGAGTACAGAGAGATTATGCAGAAAAATTTTGACTATTTAGGAAATACATTCCAGGTTCAATTGTTAAACCAAATTATTGTAGATAAAGAGTTTTCGACTACCATCATGGATGTTTTGGAACTCTCATATTTTGATAATAAGTACTTTAAGATCATTGTTCAAATGATTAAAGAGTATTATCAAAAATACCAAGCTACACCAACGTTTGATACGCTTGAACAAATAACAAAGTCAGAAATTACTTCTGAAATGGCGGTTAAAATTGTTTTAGATACTATTAAACAAATTAAAGACGCACCATTTGATGGTTGTGTTTTTGTTCAAGAAAAAGCCTTAAAGTTTTGTAAACAACAGGAACTCCAAAGGGCGATGCAAAAGGCACAAAAGATTATCGATGAGGGTGATTTCGAGTCTTATGACAAAGTTGAAGAACTTGTTAGAGAAGCAATTCAAGTAGGAGAAAGAGACCTTGGGACGGGTGATGTATTCGCCAACTTGGAATTAGTTTTAGACGACGACTTTAGATCTCCAATACCTATTGGTATAAAAGGAATTGATAATCTACTAAAGGGTGGGTTAGCTAAAGGAGAAATTGGGGTTATATTGGCACCAACAGGTGTCGGTAAAACAACCATCTTAAGTAAGATAGCAAACACTGCCTTTAACTTGGGATTCAATGTCATTCAAATATTTTTTGAAGACAATCCAAAAATCATTCAAAGAAAACATTTTACAATGTGGACGGGTATTGAACCAGATAATTTGGTTTTACACAAAGAAACAGTGTTCGAAAAAATTCACGAGATTCAAAACTCAATGAAGAATAAGTTAGTTCTAAAAAAATTACCTTCCGATTCATTAACAATGTTACAAATCAAAAATCAATTAAGAAAAATGATTGCTGATGGTAACAAGTTAGACTTAGTTGTTTTGGACTACATTGATTGTGTAATGCCTGAAAAAGCATTCGGAGATGAGTGGAAAAGTGAAGGATCAGTGATGAGACATTTTGAAGCCATGTGTCATGAACTTGGACTTGTTGGTTGGACTGCAACACAAGGTAATAGATCTTCAATCTCATCTGAGGTTGTAACTACAGACCAAATGGGTGGATCTATTAAGAAAGCACAAGTTGGACACGTAATTATTTCTGTTGCAAAAACTCTACAACAAAAAGAGTTAAACTTAGCCACAATTGCAATCACTAAATCAAGAATTGGTAAAGACGGTGTAGTATTTGAAAACTGTAAGTTCAATAATGAACTCTTAGAGATTGATACTGAGTCTTCAGTAACGTTCTTAGGATTTGAAGGACAACAAGAACAAAAGAAGAGTGATAGAGTTAAAGAACTCCTTGAAAAAAGAAAACAAAGAGAACAAGGTAAGACGATTTAAATATCTCTTACTTTGAAAAAAAACTTAAAAAAAACAACGAATTTTTTATTAGAAATTAGGGTGAATGGTATTGTAGGTAATATTTATCATTTAAAATCCCCTATTTTTTAATAAATTCATTTTTAAAAAAACCAAAAAAAACATGGACATTTCAAATCGAATTCTATCGGATATTACAGTTTACATGAAGTACGCAAAGTATATCCCAGAATTGAAAAGAAGAGAGACTTGGCAAGAGCTCGTAACAAGAAACATGGAGATGCATATTAAAACGTATCCCCAATTAGAAAAAGAAATCCGTGAGAACTACATGTATGTTTACAAGAAACAAGTTCTCCCATCAATGAGATCAATGCAATTTGCAGGAAAACCAATTGAGATATCACCCAACAGAATTTACAACTGTGCATTTGCACCGGTTGATGATTGGAGAGTATTCTCAGAAATCATGTTCCTTTTATTAGGTGGAACAGGTGTTGGTTATTCAGTACAAAAACATCACGTTGAAGTATTACCTGAAATCAGAAAACCAAACAAAGAGAGAGGAAGAAGATGGTTAGTTGCAGATTCTATTGAAGGATGGGCAGATGCCGTTAAAGTATTAGTTAAGTCTTATTTCTTCGGTGGATCAAAAATCGAATTTGATTTCTCTGACATCAGACCAAAAGGGGCTAGATTAGTTACATCAGGTGGTAAAGCACCTGGTCCTCAACCATTAAAAGAATGTCTTATCAAATTAGAAGGTATTCTTGATTCAAAAGAAGATGGTCAAAAATTGAGACCAATTGAAGTTCATGATATGGTTTGTCATATTGCAGATGCGGTATTGGCAGGTGGTATCAGAAGAGCGGCACTTATCTCATTGTTCTCTGCATCTGATGATGAAATGATCAGTTGTAAGAGTGGGGCTTGGTGGGAAAAGAATCCACAGAGAGGTAGAGCTAATAACTCAGTTAGTTTAATGAGACATAAAATAAATAAAGATTATTTTATGGATTTATGGAAAAGAATTGAGGCGAGTGGAGCAGGAGAACCTGGTATCTACTTAAGTAACGATAAAGATTGGGGAACTAATCCTTGTTGTGAAATCGCTCTTAGACCATTCCAATTCTGTAACCTTACTGAGGTTAACGTATCAAACGTTGTATCACAAGAAGACTATGAATCAAGAGTAAGAGCAGCATCATTCATTGGAACACTTCAAGCTGGATATACTAACTTTCACTACTTAAGACCAATTTGGCAAAGAACAACTGAAAAAGATGCTTTAGTAGGTATCTCTATGACAGGAATTGGATCAGGAGCTGTATTAAAATTAGATATGAAAGCAGCAGCTAAAGTTGTTAAAGAAGAGAATAAGATAGTTGCTGAATTATTAAAAATTAATCCTGCGGCAAGAACAACAACAGTTAAACCAGCAGGAACTACATCTTTAACTTTAGGTACTTCATCAGGTATTCATGCTTGGCATAATGACTATTATGTTAGAAGAGTTAGAGTTGGTAAAAACGAATCAATCTATGCTCATTTAAAACAAAACCATCCTGAACTTGTTGAAGATGAATACTTTAGACCACATGATACTGCGGTTATCGGTATTCCACAAAAAGCACCTGAAGGATCTATCTTAAGAAACGAATCACCAATCCAATTATTGGAGAGAGTGAAGAAGGTTCAACAAGAATGGATTAAACCAGGTCACAGAAGTGGATCAAACGCTCATAACGTATCTGCAACAATTTCAATCAGAGAGCACGAGTGGCCTGCGGTTGGAGAGTGGATGTGGGAGAATAGAGAATATTATAATGGTCTTTCTGTATTACCTTACGATGGTGGATCATACATACAGGCACCATTTGAAGATTGTACTGAACAAAGATATGAAGAGTTAATGGAAACATTAAAAGACGTTGATTTGTCTAAAATTGTTGAGATTGACGACAATACTGATTTATCAGGTGAAGTTGCTTGTGCGGGGGGAGCATGTGAGGTTGTAACAGCATAATGAGTCACGATAATTTAGTCCAGAATATTTTAAACGGGATATACACATCAATTAAAAATAATAGATGAATAAAACTGAAAATATCAAAAGGGAGAAGGTAACACTTCTCCCTTCTGAGTTTTATATGGAAAATGGGTTTAAGGTAATGAAAGAAGAGTACCACATAAAAAGAGGTTATTGTTGTGGTAGTGGATGTAGACATTGTCCTTATACACCAAAATCAATTAAAGGCAATACTACTTTAATTGAAAAATAAAGCAAGTATATTTATGACTATATGGGAGACGGAACTACATATGGTATAAATTTTCCTTTCAGGGATTCTGTTCGTGGTGATTACTTAGATTTAACTAACACTGCAGGGCAAGAAATCAGAGCGGATCTTATTAACCTACTTCTTACTAGAAAAGGATCTAGATATTTTTTACCTGACTTTGGTACAAGACTCTATGAGTATCTTTTTGAACCATTTGATGGTTTAACATTTGATGCGATTGAATCAGATATTAGGGCTTCGGTTGAAAAATATATTCCTAATTTATTAATAAACAAAATAAGTGTTGCCCCATTAGATCCTCAAGAAGAGGCTGACGACAACGCTTTTACATCAAATTTACCAACATCACCTGTTTACAGATATCCTGGAAAAGGAACCGCAGAGTATACTGCAAAAATAAAAATAGAATACTCTGTCCAAGACAGTGCATTTGCCACAAGTGATTTTGTAATTATCAATATTTAAGATAGATGGCTAATCGTAAGATATCATATACAACTCGAGATTTCGAAGGAATAAGATCCGAACTTATACAATACGTTCGTACTTATTATCCTGAATTAATTCAAAACTTTAATGACGCTTCGGTGTTCTCAGTGTTTTTGGATTTAAACGCTGCCGTTGCAGATAACTTACATTATCATATTGATAGAAGTATTCAAGAGACAGTTCTTCAATATGCACAACAAAGATCTTCAATTTATAACATAGCAAGAACTTATGGATTAAAGTTACCGGGTCAAAGACCTTCAGTTGCTTTAGTTGATTTTTCAATAACAGTACCTGCGTTTGGTGATAAAGAAGATGAAAGATATTTGGGTCAATTAAGAAGAGGATCACAAGTTTTAGGTGCAGGACAAGTTTTCGAAAACGTAGAAGATATTGATTTCTCATCTCCATATAATTCTCAAGGATTTCCTAACAGACTTAAAATACCAAACTTTGATAGTAGTAATAGGTTAGTTAACTATACTATAACTAAAAGAGAAGTTGTTGTTAACGGTATTACTAAGGTATTCAAAAGAGTAATCACTCCTAGTGACGTAAGACCATTCTTAGAGGTATTTCTACCTGAAAAGAATGTGTTAGGTGTTACAAGTGTTCTTTTAAAGGATGGTACAAGTTACACGACAGTACCTACAGTTAATGAATTTTTAGGTCTACAAAACAAATGGTATGAAGTTGATGCTTTAGCTGAAGATAGAATCTTCATCGAAGACCCAACCAAAGTATCAGACCAGCCAGGTATTAAAGTAGGTCGTTATATTCAAACACAAGACAAGTTTATTACTGAATACACACCTGAAGGATTTTTAAAGATGACTTTTGGTGGTGGAACAAACACAGCTCAAGATGCTCTTAATCAGTTTACCACATTGGGGGTTCCTCTGAACCTACAATTGTATCAAAACAATTTATCATTAGGGTCGGCTCTTAAGGCAAATACTACTTTGTTT